TAAGAATAGGCGCTAAGCGCTAACACAGGAGACACTCACATGGCCACTACCGTTTATCTAACTAACCCCACCATTAACATCACGCAAGGGGCTACCACTACCGATTTTACCGATAACACCAGCTCAATTACCGCAAATTTGGGCTATACCAGTTTGGAAACTACTAGTTTTGGTTCTACTGGTTTGTCATTTGCTAAAGGTCTCGCTACTAGCGACATTTCCATGACAGTTTTTATGGCGTATGGCGCTGCAGAAATTGAGGCTGCACTGGCCACTTATGTAGGAACTGGCACCACTGTGCTGGTGTTCAGCCCAGCAGGTACAGTCGAATCTGCCAGCAATCCAGAATGGACAGTTACAGGGGCCATGCTGGCCTCCTATGATGTCGTGGTTGGCACAGTTAATGAGCTTAGTGTGGTTGAGCTGAGCTGGACTGGTGGAACGTGGGCACGTGACGTGACCTGATCTAGTTTTTATTAATCCTGATACCGACTAAGGAGCAAAAGTGAAATTACATTTACGTTTAGATTTAGGTGATGGCCCTATAGAGCTAGTCACTAACCTGATGGTCATTATTTTGTGGGAACGCAAATTCAAGCGTAAGGCCTCAGATATGGCTAACGGTATCGGCTTAGAGGATTTAGCATTTATGGCGTATGAGTGCTGCAAAATTTCTAACGTGCCAGTGAAACCCATTTTTGATGATTTCATTAAGGGCATAGTCGATTTAGAGGTAGTCAGTGAGGAAACCGAAAACCCCACCCCAGGGGCAGTTTTAGCAGAGGTTTAGCAGAGCTGCTAGTCCATACGCATTACTGGCCCCCAAATATAGAATTTACCCTGGGCGATTACATTACTGTGTTAGATGTAATCAAAAAACAGCAGAGGTAGATCATGGCTAAGACTCCAGAAATAGAGGGTGTTAAAGAGGCTGTTAGAGCCTTGCGCAAAATCGACCCTGAGATGCGAAAAGTGTTTAATGCAAATGTCAAGGCTGTAGTAGCTCCTATGACTCAGGCTATGCAGTCGAATTATGATGATATGCGTTTTCCATCTGGCACTAAACGTAAATGGGGAACCCAGGCTGTAGGGGCTAAGGCTAGAAAAATAAACCCATTAACTGCTGCAGCTGCTAGGCGTGGCGTAAAGGTAAAGATAGACACTGGCAGAAAAAGTGGGGCTGCATTTACTGTGATGCAAACTAACCCAGGTGCAGCCATTTTTGATGTGGCCGGCAACGGCACACCACTGGGCAGAGCGTTTACCGCTAAGTTTGGGCGCTCATCCAGCCGTGTGATGTGGCCTAACGCTGAGGTGCATCTAGATGATGTGCGTAAAAACTTAGTGGAGTTAATAGAGGAAATAGAGCAAGATATAAGCAGAGAACTACAGAGGCGTGGCTAATGGCTATTAAAATCCCTATTTTTGCAGATTATAACGATAGGGGCGTTAAGCAGGCTGAGGCATCATTCAGTAAATTTGGCCGCAATGTAGGCAACATAACCAAAACTGCTGCTAAAGCATTTGCAGGTATAGCAGTAGCAGCTGGCGCTGGCGCTGTTAAAGCTATCGACATGGCCAGCAACCTGGCAGAATCCCAGAGCAAGGTAGCCCAAATATTTGGCGACAGTTCAGCAGCTGTAGAGGCGTTCAGTAAAACTGCTGCCACCAGCCTGGGTTTGTCAGAGCAGAACGTATTAGATGCGGCCGGCACGTTTGGTATTTTTGGTAAAGCAGCAGGGCTAGGCGGTACTGATCTATCTGATTTCAGTAATCAATTTACTACCCTGTCAAGTGACCTAGCGTCATTTAACAACACCAGCCCTGAGGATGCCATTAACGCTATCGGCTCAGCGTTACGTGGCGAAATGGAGCCCATTAGGCGCTATGGCGTGATGATAGATGATGCAGCTATTAAAGCTGAGGCAATGGCCCAGGGGCTGTACTCAGGCACAGGTGCTCTAACAGCTGAGGCTAAAGTACTGGCCACTACAGCGCTGATCTACAAAAAAACTAGTGATGCACAAGGCGATTTTGCTAGAACATCTGGGGGCCTGGCTAACCAAACTAAAATTATGAAAGCCCAGCTGACTAACGCTGCCACCACTATCGGCACAGCGCTGCTACCCATAGCTATAAAACTATCTAAATTTTTCGCTACTAAAGTAATCCCAGCAGTGCAGAAACTTAGTGAGGTGTTTAGCAAAAAAGGTTTATCAGGCGTATTTGATTTAGTAAAACAGCAGTTACCTAAATTACAGGAGGCTTTTAGTAGTTTGTGGAATTGGATTACCACAGTAGGTGTGCCCAAATTTGTAGACCTTATGCAGTCACTAGGTAAGGCTTTAGTCGATTGGATAGGGCCACGTATCATGCCCATGCTCAAAAAACTGGGTGAGCTGATAGGCAAGGCTGCTAACTGGATTTTTAATGTAGGGCTACCTCTGCTGGTTGATAAAATTAAACTGTGGGGTGATGCTCTTGTAGCCTGGATTACTCCACTGATAAGCCCCATGCTCAAAAAGTTGGGTGACCTACTCAAAATTGTAGCTAACTGGATTTTGACAGTGGGCGCTCCCAAATTGGTTGAGGCTGCAGTAAAACTGGCTCAAGCGCTAATCGGGTGGGCTAGTCAAATTACAGGCCCACTGCTAAAAGGTTTAGCCGTCATGCTGTTAGACATAGGCAAATGGGTGTTTACTGATGGCATCCCAGCGTTAGCCAGATTAGGTGTGCAGTTAGGTGCAGGTTTAATAGATGCTCTGGTAAGTTCTCTAAAAGGTTTGGGCACTGCAGGCCTAGATATAGGTAAATCTTTTGCTAACGCCATTATCGGATTCGTTAACAGCAATGTAATCGACTCTATAAACAACCTGCTGGAGTTCACGATAGACCCACCAGGCCCAGGCCCTACATTGACCATTAACCCTCCTAATTTGCCTCACATACCTATGCTGGCTGCAGGTGGCATAGTGACACGCCCAACACTGGCCATGATAGGTGAGGCAGGAGCAGAGGCTGTGATACCGCTGACTGGCCGGAACGCTGGCATGGGCATGGGTGGCGTTACTAATTACATCACTATTAACAGTGGCGCTGACCCACAGGCGGTAGTACGTGCCCTACAGAATTACAATAGAACAGCTGGCCCAGTACCAGTAAACACCAGAGCAAACTGATGGCTAAAACAGCCTGGAATTTTTACAGTGCCAGCACATTAAGTTTTTCTACTTATGTGCTATCTGCCTCATACACCACTGGGCGTAATTCACAATATGACACCTACAGCCCAGGTGGGTTAATTATCACGCTTAATAACAGCACTAACTATGCTGCAAATTTTAATTTATCTGATGAGATACGATTGACAGATAACCTAGTGGGCGCTGTTTTTGAGCAGTTTTTCTGGATTACTAATATCGAATATTTTGATGAGGGTAACACTGGCATGGGTTCTACTGCAGTGCTGACCTGCACAGATTTGTTAGGCAGGCTAGGCCGTACACAAGTATTTGAGCAGGCTCTAAGCACTGATCAAACATTAGATCAGATTTTTAATGAGTTTAATAGCCTAGTGCCTAGCGGTAGTTTCATTTTTGCCACGTCACCTGGCGACAGTACAGCTGCAGGTTTAGCTAGTTTTAGTGGCACAGTTTTAGATCGGATTAATCTAAACATAGCCACTGAGCAGGGTGCCCTAGTGCAGTTTTCTACTGACCTATGGCTATTTGCTAGATCAGATTTAGATTCTGTATTTGGTGGCATCATTTTTGATAGGACTACATCAGGTGCCTACCAAATTGGCTACTCAAGTTTGCAGCGCTCAGGGTTAGGCGAAAACTATATAAATGCGTTTACCGTTACACCTACTGTGGCCACCCCACAAAACGCTGTAAACGCTGCAGGGCAGAGCACATACGGTATTTACACTGGGGAACTGGCCAGTGTCGATAACAGTACGGCACAGGCTTTAGGGCTAGCCCAATGGATGACGTACAGCAGAAATGACCCAGCAGATTTAAGTTTTACAATTACATTTAGCGATTTAGCTAACGATATGTCAGGGTTTTATCAGACTCTAAGTGATAGGCAATTTGGGGTAGCAGTTAAATATAAGGTACCTGCTGGCAGCGTGACAAAAACTGATTACCAGCTGATACAGGGGTGGAGCATGGACATGACCCCAGAGGAAACAGTGTTTACAGTTTTTACTAGCCCATTGACGTTTTACAATTTTTTTACCTTAGATAGCACATATCTGGGTGTCCTAGATTCCAGTCGATTAGCGTGGTAGGTTGAGTTTATGGCAACAGCATTGGGCAGTTTTGTAGTGGGCGAAATCCTGGGGGCAGATGATCTTAATGTCATAGGCACCTGGGAATCTTTTACTGTTACCACCACAGGCTCTGCAAACATGGGATTTACAGGCAGAAAATGTGTGCTAAACAAAATCTGTTTTTTTCAGGTTATTGGTACCGCTACAGGTGCGTGCACCCCACCCTTAACTGTCACTGTTCCCGAAACTATGAGCACCTCTAACAGTGCCGTAAACTTACAGGCTGCCTATTTAGATGATTCAGCTAACGTCTGGTATTACGGGCCAGCCCAGAGGTTAGGTATTAACGGTATTAACACCCGTGTATATAATGCCTCAGCTACTTATCTGACAGGTACAGCGCTTACAAATATCATTCCGTTTACATGGGCTATTAATGATTTGTTTGTGCTTAATGGTCAGTATGAAATCGCATGAATATTACTAATCCACCTAAAGCGCTTATCTTATTGGTGGCGCTTTTGTGCATCACGATTTTGCTAATTTTTGGAAAAGTGACCCAGGAGGCTGGGCTACCTATGATTTCAGCCATAGTTTTTTATGGCATAGGTAATGGGGTAGCTGCCAGAGGTGGCAAAGATTCACCTAAGATATTTGGGCCTAAAAATGACTGAGTACCCTGTCTCACCTATAGTGATGCCATCTGATCTAGCCGGCCAGATGAATGGGCTACTAGCTGCCAAACTGCTGAGAAACATTGACACACCCACCCAGGGCAAAATGCATCATAAAGCTGCTACAGCATTTAAGTGTTTAGCATTAGCCGCATATTTTGAGGGTATTAGTTTAGATCAGGTGGGTGCCTACCGTTCACTGAGCGCCCAGCTCAGCCTGTTTAAAACCCGTTACAGCCTCACCCCACAGGGCCGTAACATCACACGCAAAAGCAATGGGCAAACATTCTATTTACGGGATGGTTTCGCACCCTCATCTAGCCCTGGTATGTCAAATCATGGCTGGGGATTAGCTGTAGATATTGCTAACTGTTCAGGTGCCAGGCTTGACTGGCTACTACTTAACGCTGGCAAATTTGGGTTTACCTGGGAGGTTAAGAATGGGCCACAGGCTGAGGCATGGCACATACGTTACGTGGCTGGGGATACTGGCACCAGAGGCATCAGAAACGCTCTAGCGGTATTCCCAGAGCTGGGTGCTTGACATCCACCTACCGATTAGGTCAAATGTCTAGACCTAAGCCGACACTAGGAGTAAAATGAATCCCTACAAAATCCTTATTAGTTCAGCAGCTTTATGGCTGGCAGGTATAGCCTTATTCGGCAGTGGTGGCAGTGTCATCCCTCCACCTGTCACTACTGCACCACCTGTTTATAACACTGTGGATATTCTGACCACAGAGCAGGCTGTAGAGCGTTTAGAGGCGCTGCAAGTGGTTGAGACCACTACTACAGCCCCAGTGCAAATACCGCCAGTAGAGCACGCTGAGGGCTTAAAGTGTGAGCAGTGGCTACCTACAGCAGTTTTGGCTGGCTGGCCTGATAATCGACAGGTACTAGCCCAGCTGGGTGCCATCATGTGGCGTGAGAGTAGATGCCAGCCCACAGCCTGTTCACCATCAGATAGCGGTAGGCCATGTAGGGATTATGGGCTGGTGCAGGGTAACTGGTATGCACACCATAAATGGTGGGATGAGCTAGGCATCACTGCAGAGCAGATGCTTGACCCTTACACAAATCTGCATTGGGCATGGCTGCTATATTCAGGCCGTGAGGCTCAGGGCAAATGTGGCTGGCAACCCTGGGCGCTCAGCTGTGGCTAGCCGGCCACCCTGGATGGTTTTAGCGGCCTGCATAGGCCATGACACTAACCTATTTTTTCCACAGCCTGGCACCCATCTGAGAAGTGATATACGTGAGGCTAAAAAAATTTGTGGCACCTGCCCAGTCAAAATGGCGTGCCTAAACTATGCCCTAAACCTTGAGCAGATTAGCCCCAGGAGCTGCCCTGGTATATGGGGTGGCACACATGAGCGAGAGCGCTCTCGCATAATCCACCAAATGTGCCACATGGATGAGGTACCATCAGAATTACAACCTACATAGAGGAGCTAAATCGTGGCCGACACTACAGATTTACAGGCGTTCATACAAACCATCCAGGAATTTGAGCGTGAAATAGATTTTATTCGCAACAGCCAAAAAATCCAGCGTGCAGAAATTAAAGCGTTACAGGCTGCAGTATTTGAGATGTCTAGCCACATCCCAGACTGGGTGCTTAGCCTGTCATCTGAGACAGTCGATATCATTATCACTGCAGCGTTAAATGGGCATGGAAAATGAGCGTGCCCACTGAGGCCACCTGCCAGGTGTGCACTGAGCGTGTCACTAGCGAGCAAATCGCATATTACAACCCAAAAAAATGGGTGGTTATGTGCACCAAATGTGTGGGTAATCATCCAGTGATGAAAACCAGCATTTACGCTGTGGAGGTGCCCACATGGAAATGAATTACACCACAGTTAATGAGCGCCTAATTATGGCGCTAGCCAAATACCCTGATTTGCGTATCCAGGAGCACCCCAGTGAGATCATTACTACCGCTAATGGTGAAACCCTTATCTGCACTGTAACCATTTGGCGTACCGTTGATGATGAGCGCCCTGTCATTAGTAGCGCTGCAGAAATCGTGCCAGGCCGTACACCATTCACAAAATTTAGTGAGAGAGAAAATGGGTTTACCTCAGCCCTGGGCAGAGGTTTGGGGTATATGGGATTTGGTATTGATAGGAGTATCGCCAGCGCTGATGAGGTGCAAAACGCTGGGGGCACACTCAAAAAGACTGCTCAGAATGAGTCAGGAGCGCCTACAAAAAGAAATGTGACCAGTAGCCCCACCCTGCCACCTGGTCAAATAACAGAATCACAAAAACGGTTTATTAAAGCGCTGGGCTACACAGGCTCTATGCCCACATCATCTGGTGATGCCTCCACACTCATAGAGAACCTTAAAAAACAAAAAGAGGCAACAGCTGAGGAGCCGTTCTAGTGTTCCCTAAAGAGATTTGGGATGAGTCCTACATCTACAGTTGTAATAAGGATGATTTAGATTTACTGGAATTTATTTACAGTGAAACTGATTACAGCACGATCTTAAAACCTGCAGCATACAAATTAGCGTTAGAGGCAGAGCTGATGGTGTGCCACTGGCTGAGGAGTAACGGTTTGCAGGCCCAGTGGCGTAATGGTGATTTTACACGTGATATGAATGTGGGCAAGATTGATATAGATGTAAAGCACAGAACATGGGCTGATCGACCATTACAAAATGACACCTACTGGGGTTTAGCTACACAGTCATTTGATAACCAGAAAAACGCTATAAAAGTGTTCTGTGCTGTGCGCACTATTGCACCTAAAGAGTCCTACAG